ACGCCAACAGATGCAAGCACTTGGACAGCTTGCTCGGATGCGCTCTTTTGCTCTTTCTCGAGAATCTCATTTGCCTCGGTCAAAAGTTCGACCTTGGCGTTTGCGTCTTTTAATGCGACCGAATGAGCTTGTTTAATTTGCTCCAGCTCGGTCGCGTGAGAGGCTTTAAGCTCTTCGACGCTTGCGTTCATTTGCTCAACGCTTTTAGCGCTTGCCTCAAGTTCTTTCTTGAGGTTAGCGATTTCGGCGTTTGCCTGAATCAGGTTAAGGATCGTTTTCATCTCTATAATGAGGATGAAAAGTGAAATTATTCGTTGATTAGAAGGAGGGCATCGGAAAGGCTATCCACAAGGCCGCTTCCCATTTGAACCTCGAGAGCTTCCTCTCCTTCGAAGGTTTGTCCCTCGAGGTATTCATCATCGACCGGGTAATTAACTCGAACCGCGGCCTTGAAACGTCCGTGCCATTTGTCGACGTTTGCTTGAAGCCTTGCCCGGGCCTCGTCTGTCAAAGGCTCATACCCGGAGTAATCGAGTTTGTGTTTGCCCGCTGAAATTGCCTCGACCTTATAGCCTTGCATCTCAAGAGCTTTGGACTCGTCAAGCAAAGCCACGTAGACCCCGACCGATCCGACCTCCGCGGTTTGAGAGATCAACAAGTGAGGGGAGACAGTGCCTAACCAGTAAGCCGCCGAAGCCATCATTCCGTCGGTATAACTGACAAGCGGCTTTTCAATGGTCCGCATGTAATTAACCAATTCTGGCAAGCCTTGAATCGTTCCGCCGGGGCTATTGATGTCTAAAAGGATTGTCGCAACTGATTCGTCATTCTCGGCTTCAATCAAAGCCGATTCGATGTCGTTGTAATCAGTCATGAACAACGCTTCGAATTCGTTGAGGTTTTTACCTAGAGCCCCGTAGATCGGGACGACAGCGGTTGACCCTTCGACGGAATATCCTCGCGAGTTGGACGCGTTGCCGGATCCGTCGAAATCCAACGCGGCATGATACAGGGTCGTTAAGTAGTCAGGGCGAATAGCCCACAAATCGCTTTTAATTTTATTAATCAGATGATGCTTCATCGTTGAAAGTCGGGTTTGGAGTGCGTTGCGAAATGAGAGAAACCGCGGTGTCGAGACTGACTCCGTGTTGCTCGCTGAGACGCTTGGCCCGAGCAAGCAGATCGTCGGCCTCACGTTCGATCTGATCTCTCACGTTTTGCCAATCCTGCCCCCGTTCGCCGAGGTCTTCGGACAGGGTTCGATTGCCGTATTTTAAAGCGTCAAGGTTGGACTTAGCTTCTCGGCCGGCGTCGACCGTGATCTTTTTGGGAGTCTGCCAACGGACAGAATAAAAGTTTTCACTGGGAGGGAGATCGCCCCGCTTGATAGCCGAAGCAATCACCCACGACCAAACACGGTCGCAAAATTTCTTGATGCAGTATTGCCGTTCCTCGAAGCGCCTTTGAGCTTTCTCGAGAATAAAGCGGCTTGCCGTCCCTTGCCCGGCTGGATCAACGATGAATTCGTAAGGCAGACCAAGGCCGATCGAGACTTCCTTGAGGATCCAAGCCAAGAACCCCTGAAAGGTTGGACTCGGTTTGTTTGAGGCAAATGATTCCAGTGATTCCCCCGGGGCAAGTCTTGGGATCATACCGGCCTGAAAGCTCGTCCACGGGACTGTTCCGGTCTCGGCGGCGCTGTATCCAGATTCGACAAGCGACAAACCATCGTCGGTCGCGGTGCTCGAGGTTTGAAGACTTACACCAATGGCCGAGGACATCTTGACCCCAACCTTTTCGTAGTCGAGCAACTCGATAACGTCGCGAATGTGATCGGTCGCATGTGCCAAAGAGGTAACCCCTCGAAGCTGACCAACGCGATCGGGCTCAAAAACAAGATGAAAATCGTTTGCCGAAACCTTTCGGATGGATTCACCGTCTCGGACACTATAGGCAGTGGGTCGGCCCGCGGCGTTTGCATAAACCCCATCGTGATCACCTACGTCGAAACCATCGTGTTCGATGTTGTGGGACTCAATGATTTGCAGTTGCGGAAATGGCTTTTTAACGAATAGAAAGCCGAGATCACCGTCGACATCTAGCCGAACCGATGCAAGGCGTTGCATCTGCCAAAAGGTGAAAGTGTTCCCCAGATCGGCAACTTTGGCCCACTGAGAAAAGAAGGACTCGTATTCGTTGGCGTGTTCGGAATTGCTCTGAGGTATCAGCCCGTTTCCGACCGAGTAACGCGCCAGATCATTGACGGAGCCCCGACAAACTCCGCTATTCACAAACATCCATCTCGCGTATCCTAACAAGCGACGACGAACGCTTTTGTTGAGGGTTGTCCCAACATCGGCCGTGTGCCAGTTAAGCGCGGAACGATACCGGTTAATTTCAGCGCCGCGATAATAGTTGTTCACGTAACCGCGTTTTTTCGGGGCTGAATCCGTCGAGATGGGTCGCCCGTTATGATCGACAAGGCTCATCGTCCAAATCGGGCAAATGTCAGCCCGGCCCGCTTGGTCCCGCTGACAAGGCTTTTCTCGATTAATACGTCGGTCAACTGAGCGGACAACTCAGCAGGAGGGAGGACCGTTTGCTTGGATCCGCTTTGGGAAGAGTTTGAAAAGCTTACGGTTGTGCTGTTGTCCAGAATCGCTTGAGCGACTCGAGATTTCAGCAGCAATAGCCAATCATCGGTTTGTAGCCTTAAAAACGGTCGGACATCTCCCATCAATATGATGGGTGAAAAGTGAAATTACTCTTGATCCCTAAACACTTTGCAGATGTATGCGGCAACGAGATTCATACATTCACAATCTAGCGCGTGATTGTCTCGCCTGTATCGCTGCCAGACTAGCTTGACCCGGCCTTGTTTGTCCTGCACCTCTCGCTTTCGTTCACTGTCTAGTTGTCGCGCGTATTCCTCGGCAAGATCCCCTAGGTCGCAAATCTCCCAAGGGTGCGACCGACCTGTTCGAAGCATCAAAAGCGAGTCTTTTACCCCGGGGTTACTCCAACGGAAAACAGGAGGAGAGACGCGCCCCGATGCGGGATTGACGCGGGTCGGTTTTGAGTAGAGACGACGAACAAAACCGCCGGGGGTTGAATGCTGAAAGTTCTCGAGGTCTGTTCCTCGCATCCCGATCCAGTGATATTTCGAAGCTTCAGAAAGGACTGATCCGGTCATGTAACCCGTATCGATAAAGGTCTTTGAGTCGGCAACCTTGTATTCCAACTGAAGCGCTCGCAACTCGTCAAATGAATGGCAACGCCTGAAGGTCAACAGGCGAGACCCTCCGCCAATTGCCCAAGCGCGGATGACGACATAAAACAACTCGAGATCCTTTTGACAGTCGATTGTCATGAAGCGATGCGCCTCATCCTCCCAATCACCGGCCGGATCGTATGACGCGGCGACGATGCTCTCGGTGTCAATGTGTTCGGATTCCTTCCAAGGTTGAGCAAGTCGAAGGGTGACAAATTCTTTTAAAGGCGACAAATAGCCCGAGGCCGCTTGTCGTTTTGCTTTCAGAAAGTCCACAACAAGCGAAGCCCAAGGCATCACCGAGGGAGGAAGCGTCAATTGATTGAACGAAAAGGATCGAACCTTCGGGGTCGGATTGTCGTTTTCGGCAATGTATCCGCCTCCGTTAACCATTGCCCGCCACACTGTTTCGTTGTTTTCGTGTAGGTGCTGACAATGAGGGCATTCCATCCGAACGGTTTTAGCGACCTTTTCAAAGTCCCATTCTCCGCCCGGTTTGGTGTCGTCCGATGTTTCCCATTTTAGGCACTTGTAAAAGTCAGGAACAAACAACTCGCCGCATTTTTGGCACTTTAGAGCCCACTGTTCACAAGTGCCCGAACGGTATTCGAGATCGAAATCATCGCCAAATGCTTCGGGCGTGGAGCTGAACCAGAGCTTGCGGTTCCAATAACGAACGGTCCTCGCCCGGGCTCTTTTCATCATGCCCGGCTTCCACGCCGAACACTCATCCCCAAACATCCAACGGATTGACCAAGACCGAAGGAAGTTGTTATTTGCCGCGCCCATCTTCAGAGTCGCCGAGGCGAAGAAAATCTCGGTGTTTGTCTTCATGTGCCGGTTCTCGGGGAATTGCTTTCGAAGCGGCTCGCATGACTCGATCATCGGAATCATTCGTTGCTTGGCTATGTCCAAGGTCGATGCCTCGTCTTGCATAACCAGCATCGTCGGCCCGGGGTAGTTAGCCAAAGCCCAAGCAGAGGCGACTTGCATCGAGACTGTCTTCCCACACTGAGCTGCGCAGTTGAGGACAATCGTCTCGATCGTCGGGTCAGAAATGCACCTAAGAGGCTCCTTGAGCCAAGGCGTTTCGTCCGGCTTAAACTGGTTCCCGTATGGGCTATCGCGAAGCCTCAACGAATCCTCGGCCCACCTGTAAACCGATGCCGTTTCGATCGGGTTGTAGCAAGCCCGCGAGACATCGTTCATCAATTCGTTGATGTTCACTTGTCCGAATATTCGTGATTTCGCAAGGTATCAAGAACGCCCTCGGCGTATTCCTTAAGGCGGACTTGCATTTGATCCGGTGTTTGACCTGATAGAAGCGGGGGAAGCTTCTCGACCATCTCAAGCAAGGCGTTGCGAACCTGAGAACCAAAGCGGAAAAAGCCCGCGTGAACTTGCTCTTTAGGTATGACTCGACCTTCGGCCGTGTCTGCCTCGACTGACAGCTTTCGGATCTGTTGTTTGAGTTTTTCGATCTCATAGAACTCACGCGATCCGCTTTTCGCTTCGTTCTTTTTGGTTCGGGCTCGGGCCGCGGCGCGGACATCTTTCGGGTTGTAAAGGTTTGCCTTTCCGTCGCTTGCGGCGACCGGAATGGTTGAAACAAGATTGCGGACTTGATCGTTCGTAATCTCCAATTTCTCGGCGATCATTTTGACAGTCCATAAGTCGTTGGCTTTGTGTGTGTTAGCCTTTCGGGGTTTGGTCATGCCATTTTTTCGCGATGCGGAAACCCGATAGGGGGTAGGGGGGTCAAAGAGATTCCTTGCCGGGGGGTCAT